TTGACGAGTTCGCTTTCATCCCGAATCACATTGCTGATGACTTCTTTGCCTCTGTTTATCCTACTATTTCTTCTGGACAAAGCACAAAGGTAATTATTGTTTCAACTCCACGCGGTATGAATCATTTCTACCGTATGTGGCATGATGCTGAAAAGGGAAAAAATGAATATATCCCAACAGACGTCCATTGGTCAGAAGTACCAGGTAGAGATGATGCCTGGAAAGAACAAACTATTGCAAATACATCAGAACAACAATTCAAAGTTGAGTTTGAATGTGAGTTTCTGGGATCAGTTAACACACTGATCAATCCAGCAAAACTAAGAAACTTAGTTTATGAAGACCCTATCCGCAGAAACGCAGGTTTGGACATTTATGAACATCCCAAAGAACAAAGGAACTATCTTGTTACTGTCGATGTTGCTCGTGGTATGGGGAACGATTATTCTGCATTTGTCGTGTTTGATATTACGGAATTTCCCTATAAAGTAGTTGCCAAGTATAGGAACAATGAAATAAAACCGATGATGTTTCCAAGCATTATCAATGAAATAACTAAGGCATATAATAAAGCGTTTGTTTTAATTGAAGTTAACGATATTGGAGATCAAGTAGCAAGCATTCTTCATTTTGATTTAGAAAATGAAAATATTCTCATGTGTTCTATGAGGGGTCGTTCTGGACAAATTGTTGGATCAGGATTTAGTGGAAAGAAATCTCAACTTGGTGTCAGAATGACTGCTGCTACTAAGAAGTTGGGATGTTCTAATTTGAAAACCTTATTGGAAGATGATAAATTATTAGTATGGGACTATGAAATTATTTCGGAATTAACAACTTTTGCACAAAAACATAATTCGTTTGAAGCAGAAGAAGGATGTAATGATGACCTTGCAATGTGCCTAGTTATATTTTCTTGGTTAGTTGCACAAGACTATTTCAAAGAAATGACAGATAATGATGTCCGTAAGAGAATATATGAAGAACAAAAAAATCAGATAGAACAGGACATGGCACCATTCGGTTTTATTGAGGATGGATTTAATGATGGGGCATCATTTATTGATAATGATGGTGATAGATGGCATACTGATGAATATGGAGATCAATCATATATGTGGGACTACATGTAATGAAAAAGCACATTCCAGATGATATTAGAAAATACGCTTTCAATTCTTTTAGTGTATTAAATGAATCAGAGAGAGCAGTTGTACTGATGGGTGAAGAAGCATATAGAGAATCGTTAGATCTTGAGAATGATGATGCTCCGTGCTGGGTGATGGACTCTGGTGAGACATACGGGTTCGTAGGTTGGAACCCCCAATGTATTCCAAGCATTGATTATATTGTATGGAAACTTGACCGATTGCAAAAAATTAGATCAGGGGAAATAAAGGGGTAATGGACTTTGATGAACAGATTGAATTAGAACATTTATTGTTTTTTGATCGAAGATGTCGAGCCTGTGGAAAAGTAAAAAATTTAATTAATGATTTTTATTTGACGAGAAAGGACCGTAGCACCTTTCAGTCATCTTATTCTTATGAATGTAAGGATTGCACAATCAAAAGAGTAAAGAAATCTAGAAAGATCAAGAAATCCGAATGGGAATATCCCGATTGGTAATGTTCATGCATCGTTTCCCCGTTGAAAATACCCTTTTTAATAAATATTTCTAGATAAAATTTGGATTCGGAGACGAAAAGATGCCATTAAATTTAGCATCTCCTGGCATTGTTGTTAAGGAAATCGATCTTACTGCTGGTAGAGTCGATCCTACATCTGAGAGAATTGGTGCTATTGTCGGACCCTTTGCACAAGGACCTGTCAATGAACCAGTAACTGTCAATAATGAGCAGGAGCTTTTAGACACTTTCGGCAATCCATATGCAACTGATAAACATTATGAAAACTGGTTGGTGGCATCTTCGTTCCTAGCATATGGGGGACCACTTCAGGTCGTAAGATCTGATGACAGCGACCTTAAGAACGCATTTAACGGTTCAGGTTCTGCACCTAAGATTAGAAGTTATGAAGATTATGTAAATTTAGGTCATGATGAGAATATCATCACTGGTGTAACTGTTGCAGCAAAGAACCCAGGATCTTGGGCAAACGGTATGAAAGTTGCTATCATCGATAGCAAGGCAGACCAGATCCTCAGTGGTATTACTACTACTAACGTTACTGTTGGAATGGGTGTTACCCAATCAACTTTCGGTAGAGTAGTTGCTGGTACTGGTTCAACATCAACACTTGATGGTGAACTCAAAGGTATTATCACTTCAGTTGGTGATGGATTGATCGAAGTTAAAGTTCTCAGTCACTCAACCAATGCTGGAGTTGAAACCGACGTTGATTACCAACAGGGAGGTGTTTATGCATTCTCTGCTAGTGGTAACGTTGCAATTCACACTGCTGGACAAGCAACAGCAACTGGTACGTTTGAATCAAGAGCATACACCGCTAGACAAGATTGGTTCGATCAGCAAAATATTGCTCTCGATAATGGAGTAACCATTGCTTGGAATACCTTAGCAGACAGACCTGGAACTTCTTCCTATGCTGCTGCAAGAGGATCAAGATTTGATGAAGTTCACGTTGTTGTGTTTGATGCTGATGGAGACATCACTGGAAACACAGGAAACATTCTTGAGAAGCACTTAGCACTTTCTAAGGGTAGTGACTCAGAATATTCAGTTGGTGCTGCTTCATATTGGAGAAAGTATCTATCAGTTTCTTCCAGCTACATCTACGGTGGTGGAGCTCCTGCTGGTATTACAACAACTGGATTTGCTTCTGGTGGTTCTGGTTTCGATCATTCCACAGATATGGGATGGGATCAGGCAACTAGCGGAATTATATTCGGTGCTTCTGGTAACACCACACTATCTCTTTCTGGTGGTTTAAACTACGACGGCACTTCAGATCTTACTGCAACTGGTGCATTACAAACAACAATTGGTGATCTTTCCACAGGTTATGACATCTTCGCAAACGATGAAGAGTATGAGGTAGATTTCCTACTCATGGGTGCTGGTGGTTATTCAAGAGTTGATGCACAGGCACTTGCAAGTAAGGTAATTGCTGTTGCAGAAGGAAGAAAGGATGCAATTGCATTCATTTCACCTTGTAGAAGTGAAGTTCTTACAGATTCTGGAAACGGATATCTTGTTAAGAGTGCAGCAGACGCAACAGATAACATTGTTGATTTCTATGCTGGCGTTCCTTCATCTTCATATGCAGTATTCGATAGTGGATACAAGTATATGTACGATAGGTTCAATGACACCTTCAGATACATTCCAATGAATGGTGATATTGCTGGTATTTGTGCAAGAAACGATGTTACCAACTTCCCTTGGTTCTCACCAGGTGGTACTCAAAGAGGTTCAATCCTCAATGCTGTTAAGTTAGCATACAATCCAAGCAAAACACAGAGAGATAGACTTTATAGCAATAGAGTCAATCCAGTAATCAATTCACCTGGATCAGGAATTATCCTCTTCGGTGATAAGACTGGACTCGCTAAAGCATCTGCATTTGATCGCATTAACGTTCGTAGATTGTTCATCTTCCTCGAAGATGCAGTTTCGGCGGCAGCGAAAGATATCATGTTTGAGTTTAATGATCCTATTACAAGAAGTGGTTTTGTAAATGCAGTTGAACCTTTCCTTAGAGATGTTCAAGCAAAGCGTGGTATTCAGGACTTCAGATTAATCTGTGATGAAACAAACAATACTGCGGCAATCGTTGACGCGAATGAGTTTGTTGCAGACATCTACATCAAACCATCGAGATCCATTAACTTCATTGGACTCACATTTGTTGCCACAAGATCTGGGGTTTCATTCTCAGAAGTGATTGGAAACGTTTAATTCTTTAAAAATATAACTTAACGAGGCACAAAGCAAATGACACTCAGAACAATTTCCCAATTTAAAGCGAATTTAACGGGAGGTGGCGTAAGACCCAATTTATTTGAGGTCGAATTAAACTTTCCATCAGATTCGGATTTGACATTTATGTCAAATGATCAGGATGCATCTCCTGAGAATCAAGAATTAAGCACCGAAGGTGTTAATGAAAAGATTCCTTTCATGGTGAAGGCAGCAAACCTGCCTGCATCAAATATCACTCCCGTTGAGGTTCCCTTCCGTGGAAGGATCCTCAAGGTTGCTGGTGAAAGAACCTTTGATACCTGGACTGTTACTGTTCTCAATGACGCTGACTTCAAACTCAGAACTGCCATGGAACAGTGGATGAATGGTATTAGTAGATTAGCAAATGGATCTGGCGAAGTTAATCCTACGGATTACACCAAAGATGCTCTAGTAAAACAACTTGGCAGAAATGGTGACACCCTAAGGGCATACAATTTTGTTGGTTTATTCCCAACTAATATCTCAGAAGTTCCACTATCAATGGACACTACTGACACTATTGAGGAATTTACTGTTGAATTCCAGGTTCTTTACTGGTCTGTTGCTGCAGGTGGTACTGCAGAGAAGCCAGCGATAGCTTGATAAATAGTTAGAGCAAATTAAATTTACTTATAAAATGTCTAAACTCTTTGGATTTTCTATTGAGCCTGGTGAAAAAAAATCCAACTCCGTTGCATCCCCCGTCCCACCTAACAATCAGGACGGGGTTGACAATTTTATTGCCAGCGGATTTTATGGTTCCTATGTAGATATTGAGGGTGCATATAGAACAGAGCACGATTTAATAAAAAGATATCGAGAGATGGCACTTCATCCAGAAGTGGATAATGCTATCGAAGATGTTGTCAACGAAGCAATCGTTAGTGACCTATACGATTCTCCCGTAGAAATAGAACTGTCTAATTTATCGGCAAGTGATAAATTAAAAGAAGCAATTAGAAAAGAATTTAAGTATATTAAAGAACTTTTAGACTTTGATAAGAAGTCACATGAAATTTTTAGGAATTGGTATGTTGATGGTCGCCTATATTACCATAAGGTAATTGATCTCAAAAAACCTCAAGAGGGGATCAAAGAATTAAGATATATTGATCCAATGAAGATGAGGTTTATCCGTCAGGAGAAAAAACCCAAAGGAAATACCGTTAATGGTATTGATCTTACTAGAATGACTGAGGATAGCAAATCTTTCTATCCAGAAATTGAAGAATTCTTCATGTTCTCACCAAAACCAAATTATCCACTGGGAATGGTTCGTGGTGGTGGATCAAAAGGTGTAAAGATTGCAAAAGATGCAATTACATATGTCACTTCAGGTCTTGTAGATCGTAACAAAGGAACAGGTCTTTCATATCTTCACAAAGCAATTAAGGGTCTCAATCAACTTCGTATGATTGAAGATTCACTTGTTATCTACAGATTATCGAGAGCACCAGAACGTAGAATCTTCTACATTGATGTTGGTAACCT